AACTGTAACATTCTATGTCTACAGACGCTACTACAAATGGGGCGATACTATCTGTTTTAACCGGTGTGAGTTTTTTCCAATCTTTGCAAAAGAGGTCAATGTCAGTATGTGCGTGACACGCTCGAATCACACCGTCATTCGTGTCGACCCAACCCGTAGACTCTATACCGGTCTCGTGCATCAGGCGAAGGACGGGGTCAATATTCGCTTCGTAAATATGGATCTTCTTATTGAGATCTCGAATTGGTTTTCTCAGGCGGTTACTCACTTGCCTTCGAGCTGTTAAATCCCTACAAAAAATTTGTAAAAATGCATGTGTTTCTTCATTTTGGAATCCCCACACATCCTTCGCCTTCACCACTTCAAACCCCGTGATGAGATCTTCGTAACACGCATCTTCTATGTACCGCATCAATGCTTCCTTCATCATACCCTTTGGGATCTTCACGAAGAAGTAGGGTGTATAATTCGTGGTGACACACACGGACTCCCCTTTACTCGTCTTACCAAACAGTCGGATAACATGCGTCTCCTCTTCGTCACGTGAATCCCAAATAAGAACTTGAAATTGGACCATACTTCGTTATAGTGGGAAAATTTTAATATCATTACATAGTAAAATGTCAGCTGCGTTGATTGATCTTGTATCAAAGGGTGCTCAGGATGTATACATCACCGGCAGCCCCGAGGTTTCTTTCTTCCGTCAAAACTATAAGCGTCATACCAACTTTTCCATCAAGCCGGAACGTATGGACTACATTGGTTCGTTCGGGAGCTCCAACGAGGTGGTCATCCCCATTCGCTCTAAGGGTGATCTGCTCAGCTACGTATGGATCGAAGCTGAGAACATCTCCAACGTTCTCACGAACACGAACGGTTTGTTCTCTTCTGGACAGGGCGATACGACCGAGTTCACTCTGCAAATAGGTGGCCAGGAAGTATGCAAACTTGATGCATTCTACATCCAGGGTGTTCACAACATTCTATACAATGACAACTCCGCGAAAGCCTCGTGTGCCACTACCTCAAGTGAGATCGGCGGTAACGCCAAGGCGGATGCGACTAACGCGGCGCGTGGTTGTGATTATTTCGTCATTCCATTCTTCTTCAGCGAAGATTGGACCAAGGCTCTCCCACTCGTTGGGCTCCAGTACCATACGGTCGAGATCCGTATCAAGTGCAGGTCTAATTTCACACCCACAACCACCCCCGAAGTGTACGGTACGTACGTGTACCTCGACACGGACGAACGTGACTTTTTCGTAAAGAACGAGCACGAGTTACTCATCACCCAGTTGCAATACCAACCCGTGACCTCTACTGACACTGATATTGATCTCACGTATTTCAATCACCCAGTAAAGGCACTCCACCTCGTATCGTCTGCAGTCGACGGCACAAACTGGGATTCGCAATATTCGTTTGATAGGTCAACCCTGTACATCAACGGTACACCCCTCTTCGAAAACATGTCCAAGACGTTCCACCACAATGTCGTTCACGAAATGCACGTCGACACACTCCCGTCTGATGTGCTTGACACTGCCCCCGTGTATACGTGGCCATTCTGCCTAAAGATGAACAAGGCTCAACCTTCCGGAAGTCTGAACTTTTCTCGTATTGATAACGCGAAACTTTCAATCACTTCCCCTACCGGTGGAGCTGGTAACAATATCAACCGCGTGTACGCTGTCAACTATAACATCCTCCGCGTAAAGGATGGTATGGCCGGTGTAGCGTTCGGTAATTAATTTAACCCGACGACCCAAAACCCTGCGTGCCTCGGACAGTGTCTTCGATCTCGATAACTTCTTCGATGGGTGGCGTTTCGCATCGCTCTAAAATCATTTGTGCAATCTTATCACCTTGCTTAATCATGTATTCCACATCCCCATGATTAAACATGATGACCTTAATTTCACCCGTATAGTCTGGGTCGATAACACCCGCACCTATATCGATACAATGTTTCGCGGCGAGTCCCGATCGGGGTGCGATACGAGCGTAAACGCCTTCAGGTAAACCAACCGCGATACCAGTTCCTACTATAACTCGTCCACATTGGCACGGGACAACAGTATCCTCAGTACTGTATAAGTCATATCCCACCGAACCAGGTGACGCACGGGTGGGAATAATGGCATCGGGTGAAAGTTTTTTAATCAAAAGCTGCATTTACTATTTTACGTGATACACCTTTAATGTACTTGTACATCAAGAGTGAAATTTTTACCCATTTTAATAGTTATCTTATTTTCGTCGACGAGTCGTTTAATTTTCACACCAAGTTTTAGGATTGTATCTACATACTTCTGGACCTTTGGATCGTCGGGGAGTGTAGGCATGAACATCATAAATCCAACCATCTTTTGATCCATGGAAAGTTCCGGGTCTGAAAGCATTTTCTTAACAGTGGCGGGAATATTATCCATTGTATATCGAAACGGTTTATTCTTTATATAGTTATTAAAATTCTAGGGTTTAGAGTATATCCATACTCACATGAAACTCTAGCTTATCTCCGTGACGCGCACTGAGACACTCGATATGGGTCTCTAGGTCACACGCAGTTTGTTGATATTCATAGACTATACCATCGGGGGTCAAGAGTGTGGGTTTCTGTACACGGGGGAGATCCATCACTGTGATTGGAATTGTCATATAGTTACAGTCTTCATAGTCCGGGAATACTTTGAAAGCGATAACGGGGTGTTTTGATAGGATAATCTGACCATTATCCAGATAATTTAAGGCGAGCACGTAGTAGTCGGGTTCGGCTTTGATGATGTTGGAAGACATTCTGATTGTTAAATTTTAATTGGAAATGATTTACTTAAGTTCAATCTAACGTATTGAAAGTTTACTTTTTACGCCCCTTGAGCGTCTGAACCTCGCGTACTTTCCACACAGTCAGTGCGAGTAAAATCATGATGATAAGTAGTCCCATACCGTAGTCTTGAAGTTTGTTAGCCATTATATACAATATGCGTAGATATTAAATTAAACAATCACGTTTATAAAGAATAATATCTATATGTACATATATGACGAATACACCATTGTCAAGAGCTGCCCAGCTCGGTCACGTACAAGAAGTGGTGACATTGATCGAGGCGGGTGCTGACATCAATGTGTGTGATCACATTGGTTGGACACCACTCTCTATGGCAGCTGGAAACGGTCACGATGAGGTAGTGAAGGCCCTGATCGCGGCGAATGTGGACATTGACAATACTGATGTTATTGGTTGGACACCCCTGTTAAAAGCCGTTGAATATGGTCACGAGACAACAGTACAGATACTGATAGAGGCGGGTGCGGACATCAATAAGGCGTCGCATAGTGGTATGACGCCACTGATTAACGCCGCGTTGAAGAATCGTGAGACGCTACTACAGATGCTTAGCAAGGCGGGTGCGGTTAAATAACCTAAGTTGTTGTGGTAATGTGTCAAAATAGATCTAAAAATGTATTATCTGTATGGATAGACCAAGGTATGTTATAGTTGAAATACCTGACGGCTCTCTTCGAGTCGGACTTAATGAAAGTGTGCAACCCCCAAGTACCACAGAAGTTCCATACACACAATCATTTGTAAAGGTCAATTCGACATGTAGATTATTTACATTTATGAACATGGTGTTGATCATATTTAGTTTTAGTAGTGATCCAAATGTGGTTGGTTTGGCAAACCTAGTGGTATCTATATACTCGACTATGATATCACACGCCGAAATAAATGTTTCTCTACATGGAATTGTAATATTGTATATACCTATATCAATCGCAACTGCCTATTCGGGGAGTATGGCGATCTATTACGTATCAATTTTTAAATGGACTTGGTATATACATTACACTATATGGTTTATAATGTCAAGTGTGTCATTAGTAACATTAGAGCATACTGTTCAGTAAATTTATGGCATGTCATTGTTAAAAGTATAGATTTTAATAAACAAAATGAACAAGCTTTACGAGGTTAAAATAGTTAGACGTAATATAAGTAAGTATGGTGAATACACCCCTGTTCACCGCCACTCTATTCAACCGTCACGTGATGGTCAAGTCCCTGATAGAGGCGGGTGTAGATATCAATAAGGTAGAGGATGGGGGTGCGACACCGTTGTTTATCGCCGCTCAAAAGGAGTACGGATCGGTAATGCAAACCCTGATCAAAGCGGGTGCGGATATCAACATGGCTGATAATATTGGTAGAACACCACTTTACATCGCCGCAATGAAGGGCAATGTGGAGGTGGTGCGGATATTGATCGAAGCAGGTGTGGATATCGACACGACTGATAATATTGGTCGAACGCCACTGCATATCTCCATATTAAATGGTCATATAACGGTACCGAAGTTACTGATCAAAGCGGGTGCTGACGTCAACAAGGCGAATAATTTCGGCGCGGTGCCACTCTACGGCGCCGTTTATTACGGATATGAGCCGATAGTACAGATGCTACTCGAGGCGGGTGCGGACGTCAACAAACCAAGGGATGACGGTCGGACACCCCTATGGATCGCCACCGAAAATGACCATAAAAGTGTGATGCAGATGCTTATCAATGTGGGTGCGGGTATCAGTAACCTAAGTGAACCCAAATCCCATCATATTTTCAACCATGTCGTGCACCATGATCAAAGCTCAACCCGGAAACTACATCTTCTCCCCCATGAAAGTAGAGGATGAAGTGATCCTTTACATGTACCCCGTCATCGCCTTTCACATCTTCCCACAATACAGTGAAAATCGCTATGAAACACGGGCTATCACGGCTGCTGACCACAACAACTTTGATGGATGTATTGTGGACCTCTCATTTTCTCGCACTCTCCGAAGTCCCGATGGCTGGATATACGAAGAAGGTGTTGAACCCATGAGTGTTGAACACTATATCAAACGACTGAGAGGCGAACACGGAGACAAACTTGTCATGTCAGATGTAGTGAAAAAGTTTTTAGAGTGAGAATAGAATTTAAATTGTAATTTAATACTAATGCTCAGTCTAGTGATTATTCCGATTGCGTTTTTGGCGTTCACGTCTACGTATTGGATTTGTGTAATTGTGAACGCGCGTGATGATGTCGATTTAAGAAAATGTAGTCTCGTCCCGGGGTGATGTTTCGAGATCACGCGTTATTTTCTCAGTGTATATTAAAAAATGAGCATCATAATGTCTAAAGCATTACTGAAAACTAAACCCCGATACCCCCGTAACCCCAAGAAGAGTGTGACTCCTCCAGTACTCGTTTCAGTAGACAAGGCGGGTGATCTCAAGCTCGGTAAGCGTAAGTGCCGTCTCCACAAGAAGGAAGATGTGGTGAAGGTTGCGAAAAAGTACGGCGTCCCCAACGCCGCGAAGAAAACTGTCAAGGAACTCTGTGGTTCCATCAAGGCCAAGGCCAAGGCCAGTAATGATGGTATAAACAATGTTCCCCTAGCTAAGTTGTACCCCGAAGCTGCTAAGAAGCGCGCTGCCGCCCAGAAGGCCGCAATTAAGAAGAAGATTGCGACCAATTTTATGAAGGTTATGGTAACTAAAAATAACAACATTGCTAAATTGCGTCAACTCAATGTGTACCAATTCAACCGCGCCACATCTTCCCCTAAGCCTAAGACTCCCCCTAAAGTCAACACCACCAAACCCTCGAAGAAGGCTCAACCCATCACAAAGGAGGAAGGTATCAAACGTATCAAAATGATGAAGAATCTCAACAGGGATGTAATGGCCAGACTCGCGAACCGTATTCAGAGAGGAACCATGTCTCCTCGTAAAGTGGTCAAGGTGGCTCGTGAGCTTTCTAGATTGAGGGCTCCTTATGCTCGCGTTAACCTTGCACTGTAGTATAATAGAACCTAAGTCAAATTGTAATATATATTTTTCATGTAAAAATCAACCAAGATGGAAGATCTCCGAAGCCTTATGGCTTGCATTGACGACATCTCCAGTAAGATCCCTGATGGCCTCTATCTGGAGATGGCCAATAAAATGAAACGCGTTCATGACCACATGAGCGGCAACAAA